GAATCGAAAGAAACGAAAAAATAATGATCGTGATTGATTCCATTGGTAACCTTGCTTCGAAGAAAGAAGTTGAGGACGCACTAGATGGAAAGTCTGTTGCCGATATGTCTCGTGCCAAACAGATGAAATCACTGTTCCGTATGGTGACACCACACTTGACTCTTAAGGACATTCCAATGGTTGTGGTTAATCATACCTACATGGAAATTGGTTTGTATCCTAAAGCAATCGTCGGTGGTGGAACTGGCTCGTACTATTCAGCAGATAACATCTTTATCCTTGGTCGTCAACAAGAAAAAGATGGCACTGAACTAATGGGTTACAACTTCATTATCAACGTAGAGAAGTCTCGTTACGTTCGTGAGAAAGCAAAGATCCCTGTTACTGTTATGTTTGATGGTGGTATCAGTAAGTGGTCTGGTCTACTTGAGATGGCACTTGAATCTGGTCATGTTGTTAAACCTTCCAATGGTTGGTACTCACGTGTCAATATGGAGACAGGTGTTATTGAAGATAAGAAGTGGCGCATCAAAGATACAGACTCCAAAGAGTTTTGGTTGCAGGTACTCACTGACAAGTCTTTCCAAGAATGGGTAGTAAAGAACTATCAAGTATCGTCAGGATCCATTATGCAAAATATGGACGACACTGACATTGAACAAGAATTAGCAAAGATCGATGATTAAGTATACATTCGTTGAGAAAGCAGAGGCGACTGGTGAATACACTGTTGCCTTAAAGTTTCTAGAGGGCAAGTACGAGGGTATGGTATTCTCGTACGGAGAAGTCAAATTTATAGAGCATGGTGATGAAGATGCCGTTACTCTAAAGTTTGATTATGAAATTCATAAGAACCCTGGAAATGTTGACACCTTCGACAAACAAGAGGTAGAATATGTTCTGGGAGGCTTTCTTCAAGAACTTATCAAAGAACAACTTGGTAAGAACGAACTCATTTACACTGGTGGAACTGATTAATGCGAATTGAAAAAACGATTCTTTCGAATCTTGTACATAATGAACAGTATTGCCGTAAGACCCTGCCCTTTGTAAAGACAGATTACTTCTCAGACCGCAAGGAGAAGATGATTGCTGAAGAGATTACAAAGTTTTACGATACCTACAATAAACCAATCACACTGGAAATTCTTGCCATTCAACTTGGCAATCGTCATGACCTTGGTAGTGATTCTAGAGAGATTGATACATATATTAATGAACTAACCTCAAAGGAAACGAATGAGGAATGGTTAGTTGCAGAGACTGAAAAGTTTTGCAAACAGCGAGCAGTATACAATGCTATTCTAGCATCAATCAAAATTATTGAAGGTAAAGATGACAAGCACAACCAAGAAGCTATACCCAGTTTACTTTCTGATGCACTTGGGGTTAGTTTTGATCGCCATGTTGGTCATGACTACCTTGAAGATTTCGATGGACGTTTTGACTTTTATCATAGGGTTGAAGAAAAGGTTGCGTTTGATCTGGAACTCTTAAACAAAGTTACCAAAGGTGGGTTGTCAAAGAAAACCTTAAACGTAGCATTGGCTGGCACTGGTGTTGGTAAGTCTTTGTTTATGTGTCACTTTGCTGCTTCAACTATGATGCAGGGTTTGAATGTGTTATACATAACTATGGAGATGGCTGAAGAACGTATCGCTGAACGTATTGACGCCAACTTGTTGAATCTTGGTATGGATGAACTAAAGGTTATCGACAGAGATATCTTTACCAATCGTATCACAAAGGTTCAAAAGAAAACACAAGGTAAACTTATTATCAAAGAGTATCCAACTGCCTCTGCGCATGCTGGTCACTTTCGTTCTTTGCTTGAAGAACTAAAACTCAAGCGTGACTTTCTTCCTGATGTTGTTATTATTGATTACCTTAACATCTGCGCCAGCCAGCGTATGAAGATGGGCTCAAGTGTGAACTCTTATACATATATCAAGAGCATAGCAGAAGAACTGCGTGGTCTTGCAGTAGAGTATAACGTGCCTGTGTTGTCAGCGACTCAAACGACTCGATCTGGTTTTGCAAACACTGATGTAGAATTAACTGATACATCTGAATCTTTTGGATTGCCAGCCACCTGTGACTTTATGTTTGCGTTAATGACCAGTGAAGAATTGGATGGGTTAGGTCAGATTATGATTAAGCAGTTGAAGAATCGGTATGCCGATCCAAACTACTACAAAAGATTTGTTGTAGGAATTGACAGATCAAAGATGAGGCTGTATAATGTAGAGGTGAGTGCGCAAGCAAACATCTCAGATGCTGGAACCGATGACGGACCAGCTTTTGATAAGTCTGACTTCGGCAAACGAATACATAGAGAAGAGAGTTTCGAAGGATTTAAGTTCTAGGAGAATGATATGGTAAAAATTATTGTAGCAAAAGAAAAGCATGACTGTTCTCATCTGTCTGGGCAGTTTATTGATGAGAGACACTACGACCTTCTTATCGAAGAAGACACCGATGTGTATATGCCATGCAAGTATGGTGAAGAACCATACACAGAGGACAAGATTGTTTTGAAGTTTCGTAAGAATTACTTTACAAAAGAACAACAGGAAATGGCATACGTTGGTCTCCGTGAAGCAGCAGTTGAAACCCAGAATCGTGGACTTGCAGCTGGACCACGTGGTGACAAACTAGGTAATCGTGAATGGGTTACTGAGTATGAGTATGATGTGCTTGACTACTTTGTTAAGCCGACAGAGAATCTGTTTGGTGAAGATCCAATCGATCTTATCAAAGAACGCCACAAAGGTAAAGCACCATCGCCATCCAATCGTAATAATGTTTGGGGTATTCAGGCAGTTAAGAAAGACAATTTTGTTTTTGCTGATTGGGTTGAGGCTACTCGTAAACTATCCAATGATGAGATGAAGGCAGAAGCCAATCGTGTAATCACAAAGTATGTTTGCGCAACTACCTATGCCAATGGCGTGTTCTCTGGTATTGCTGGTTGGTTCGATCGTTACCCACGTATCCCTTATGGTCGTGCAACTTCATACACTGCTCGTCATCCTGATAAGTTTGCCAAGTCTTTCCCATTCCTTCAGCAATTGGCTAAAGGTTTTAAAGACCTACTTCCTCAGCGTTATGCAGCACAGATGGAAGCTGCAAACAAGATCGACAAAGGTTTCTTGGTTCCTGAAACCCCATTCACTACTGTTACAGTGAACAAAACATTCCGCACTGCTGCTCACTACGATGCTGGCGATCTGAATGAAGGTTTGTCTAACCTCTTGACACTTTCCAATGATGGTAAGTATACTGGTGGTTATTTGATTGCACCTGAGTATCGTGTTGCAGTTAATCCACGTCCAGGTGATTTGCTACTAATTAACAATCACGAAGTTATGCATGGTAATACTCCGATTGTTTGTGAAGAAGGTTCAGAGCGTATCTCTCTTGTTGTTTACTTCCGTGAGAAGATGCTTGAACTTGGTTCCAAGCAATACGAAGATACTCGTTATGACTTTGTTGAGTCACGCAGACTGAACAAAGAACATCCTGAGTGGCGTCATCTATGGAATGGCGTATCGCAGGGTATGTGGCTTTCTGAAGAGTGGTATGAGTATTGCGAAAGCAAACTGGGTCGTGAGCAAACAGAAAAGTATCACCCAGAATCAATTAAAGCATCATCGCTTGAAAGTTTCTTTTAATGTGTTCAGTTATCGGTGCGATAATTAAAAAACCCGACCATGAAGACTTTCAAAAACTTGAGAAAGTATTTCATGAGTCTCGTATTCGTGGTCTTCATGCCACTGGTATTTCTTACGTAAAAGAATACACAATCCATACTATAAAACTTCCAGTGTCAGCGGATATGTTTCCGTTTTCTTGGAATGACTACGTGAATGAGGATGGCAATCTCTACTTGGTGGGGCATTGCCGTTACTCAACATCAGACCTAGAATACAATCAACCCATTAATAATCAAACAACTTCTGTTGTTCATAATGGTGTTATCACACAGGAACTGCCAGAAAACTGGGAAAAGTTATATGGTTATAAGTGCGAGACTAAGAATGATACTGAACTGATTCTTCATACAATTGATGATGATAAGTCACCTTTGAAAGTTTGGAAAGATTCATCTCTTGCTGTTTGTGAACTTTGGTTTTGCAAGAAACTTAAATTCTATCGCAATGGGAAACGACCACTTTACTTGACTTCTTTAGACAATGGATGTATAATTACTTCTACTAGGGATGTTATTGTTCGTGCTGGTATTACAGACCCAACAGTTGATGTTCCAATGAATACATACATTACCTTTGACGAATACCTGACTATGACAACAGAAAAGGCTGACGTTGCAGGAGTTGATTATCAAATCGGAGTTTGAATGAAATATAATACTGATGAGTTTAGCTACGGAGTTGAACTAGAGTATGGTGATAGTTATCGCTTTTGCGAACTGCCTGATGGTGCTCAGTGGAATGACAAAGACAATACCTGTGTAAGCACTACAGGTATTGCCAACGATCCAAATGGCAAGGTGTATGCTTATGGTGGTGAGATCAATACTCGCCCAACCATGACCATTGCTGAGCAGATTGAACACATTGCCAAGATCAATGCTGCCCTATGTCCTGCTCCTGTGGTAAACTACCGTAGCAACTTACATATTCACATTCGTGTTCCAAACCTTCATAACAATCTCGAAGATTGTAAGAAGCTACTACGCTATGTAGAACGCTACCAGCAACAGGCATTTGATATCGTTGAAACTATCCCCACACCAAACAAGAATGTGTTACCACCAGAACAGTACGAGTGGGCACTGAAACGTATGAAGCGTCGTAAGAAGTCGCATCAGAATAAGTTACCACCTGCTCGAGTTGAGGCTATGTTGGCTTCTGAAACAGTGCATGACTTCTATGTTAATCATGCGCACAAAAATGCTGAGGGTGAGCCAGCATGGTTCCAATGCCCACGTGCAGGTATCAATCTGCGTCAGATGTGGGAAGAAACAAATACAATCGAGTTTCGCCACTTTCCAGGAACGCTGTATATGCCTGAGATGGAATCCTGTATTCGTTGGTGTAGAGACTTTCTCGATGCAGCATTAAACAGAGATGATGTGTCTCCACGTGAGTTCCATGCTGAAAGCGAATGGCAGTTTCCTGACTTTGAACCATACGAGTTTGAAACTGAACAGATCTATCAGTGGACTAACTTCGATACCAATACAAAGAAAGACATTGAAAAGCGTATTGCTGCACTCAGAAAAGAAATAGACATTGATGCTATCGGTAAGATTACGTCTCTTGATGTATTCCCTATCATGCGTCGTTTACAATCAGAGGGTTTATGAAAGTATTGTTCCTTTGTCATGGCAATGTAAACCGCAGTGCTGCTGCGGAGATTATCCTCAGGCAGGATTATCCACACATCGAAGTAAAGTCAGCTGGTCTCAAGACTACTGATGGTAGAATCACTGCCAAGAAGATGCGTGATGTTCTTAATGACCATGGTTACAAGACAGAAGGTATTCGTTCTACCGCAGTCACTCAAGAGTTGGTTGACTGGGCGGATGAGATTTTCTACATGGACGATGCCAATAAAAAGAGATTTGTCGATAAATTCGGGGACTTACCCAAGGCACAGAAGCTGTCCAATCTAATCCCTGGAGTCAAAAAGATTCCTGATCCAGCATTCGCTGACGGAACTAATATGCACCATGAAGTTGTTAACCTAATCAAGACTGCTCTGAATACATGGACTACCGCTTAAGAGAGAATCGTAGAGAAGCATTCATACGCTGGTACGCATGGTCATTGAAGTATGATGATTGCGATCCAGCTGTATGGGCTACGAATTATCTAAACAAACGCTACGAACACAACGATGAACAACGTCTGTGGCTTTGCTGGCTATATGGCAACACTTACTATCTTCCAACCTCATGGGTTCTGTTAAACGAATTCCCTGACTTTGAACTAGCAACTGTTGGTCGTATGGAACAGTGGAACACTGCCAACTATAAACGTCTTCGTTATCAGACAGATACCAAGTGGAACAAGGGACATCTACCAGAGATGTTTGCTTCCTATCAGAAGTTTATCGGTGACAGAACACAACGTGAAGTATTGGAGAGTTATTATGGTGACAACGAGAGCAGAAATTTTGACAACCTGTGGGAACGGATTAAAGGCGATCTTCATAAGTTCGGTCGTTACTCCACTTGGTTTTATCTTCAGCATCTTAAGCATACCGCTGGTATTCGGATCAATCCTACTTCTCTTATGCTGGATGACTATTCTGGTTCTCGCTCTCATCGTAATGGGTTGCTTTATGCCCTCGGCAAAGATGACCTTTGTGATACAAAACTTACTCAGTCGGAATACGCTAGTCTTGAAAGCGAGTCAACCTCAATCCTTATGGAAACGAAATCCCGTTTCCCAGATCTAGCAGATCAGGTAGACTTCTTTACGATGGAAACCTGCCTGTGTTCCTTTAAGAAGATCTTCAGAGAACACCATGGTCGTTACCTTGGATACTATCTGGATCGTCAGGCAGAGGAGATTATGCAATGCGAAAAGGATGGCTGGTTTGGTATTGAGTGGCAAGTCCTTTGGGATGCTCGCAACGAAACCATAGACTTACGTTTGGATAGCAAACGTGGAATAGTCAAGGAGAACTTTACTTCCTTCGTTAGAACAGGTAAAATGTCTAATCTGGAATGGATGTTTGATGATGAAGAATATGTTAATACAGGACTGGAGATGTTTTTATGAGAAAATTGATGGCAGTTGGTGGTCAACCAGGAACTGGTAAAACGACACTGTTTCGTAAGTTTATGGAAAGTTACCAGTGGGAAACTGTGGAACCAAAGAAGATGCTTCCTGCGCTTTACTGCAAGGAACTGGATCTTTATGTTCTGGGCAAGTACGAGGATGGTGAAACCTTTGCAGGAACTGATCGTTTAAGTATGGCTGTTCAGCCTGTGGCGCAGAGTTTCGTGGCTGAAACCACTTCCAATATCCTATTCGAAGGCGACCGAATCTTTAACCAGTCTTTCTTGGAATTCGCCATGGGTTTGGAAGCCACCGACCTTCAGGTGGTTTATCTCAAGGTTCCAAATGACCTGCTAAAGCAACGCTATGCGGATCGAGGTTCCGACCAATCCGAGACGTTTCTAAAAGGTCGTACGACTAAATATAACAACATCCTCTCAAACTTTGAGTTGATGCCCTATATTACTGAGTTTGTAAACACTAACTTAGAGGAACAAGGGAAAGTTCTTGCATTTATGGAGAAGCATCTGGTGAGTTGACATGCAAGGATTTTCTAGGTATAATTATCATTATGAACTTCCTAGAAAACGCAACTTTCAACTGGATGGAATTGCTCAACTTTTATGAGCAACCATTCAGAGCTAAACTCATTCCTGCCAAAGTCTGGAAGGATCTAGACCGCTATCGCAACGATTCAGCTGGTCTTACGAACTACGTCCGAAAGTGGCGAACCAAGATCAACTGGATCACCATTCTTCCCAAGAAGAAGTCCTACGAAACCAACGTCTATGTTGGTGGTGAATACGATCCGAACGATCGACAGTGTATCCTTATCATCTATGCCAGAGACTTCGATAGCTTCCCCTTTACAGACTACAAGTGGGCGAGGTTTAAGTATCGTCTGATGCAAACTCTGATGCATGAGATAATCCACTTTATGCAGTACGACCGAAGAGACGATATCTGGAGCAATTACGTTGTTCCTTACAAGAAGGTAGGCATAGCAAAGAAGGATGCCGAACGTAGATACCTCTCTGAGTTTGACGAAATACAGGCTTATGCTCACTGCGTTTATCTAGACTACAAGATGAACAAACCCAATGTTCCAATCGAAACCCTCTTGGCTCGTTGCAAGAAATCCAAAGACAAAGACTCCCCCACCCTCCACTACGTTCTTAAGACATTTAACTATGACTTCAGGAACAATGGTGCGCCACGCAAAATCATTGACCACATCGGTAAATGGCACAGAAAGTATTCTAGACTTAATCCTGCCTAAATATGTGATAATTACATATTGATGGGTTACTATGTCTGGACAAGTTAAAAACAAACAATTGATACCGACTGCTTTTGGAATAGCAGACGGGAATGAAGTCACACTCACTTCTTTAAACACCAAAGTAAAGGGTAAGTTAAAGAACATGGGGTTGTCTCCAGCTGTTGTATCAGCATGCGAGTATCTTTACGATCAGGCACTGAAAGGGAACGACACCTTTCCAACGAATCCTGGAACCCTTAGTAAAGAAGATTACAACATCATTCTAAAAGACTTCGGTGAAATAACTGGAGCAGCATGGTTGTTACAAACGCATAATAAGAAATATAAAGCAGTTAAGTTTCCTGTGGGTAATGAGAAGCTGATTGACTACATGCTAGTAACAAAGCAGGGTCTAGTAGAAAAGTTTTCAGCGAAGGCTGGGCAGGGTGGCAAACCTTCCATTACTTCTTTAATGCCAGTCATCGAGGAATTGATTACTACATCACAGGCAACCCTTGACATCAAACTAGCAAAACCATCATGGGTCATCTACCATCTTTCAACTGAAGAAAAGAATGGTTTATATTTCGGACCACTTAAAGCAGCGCAGTATTTAAATAGTCCTGGATGGGCAGCATTAACAAAATTGCTGAAGCACAAAGATCTCAAAACAGGTTATACAACTGGTCTTCCTACGCAGGCACAGATGGAAACTGCTGTAGTGAATATGGGTACATACGAAAACCTTCGTAAGTACGCCAAAGAATTCTACGATGCCACTGGTTATTCCAGTACAATTAACGTAGAAGTTTCTAAACGTATTATGGGTAAAGGTTATGATCGTGTTCGTTATGGTTTATTACATTACCCAATTACAGCTGAAATGGTTAAATGGTTAAATACCTCATCTAATCATGCTCAAACCCTTTTAAATATGACTGCCAATACTTTAAATATTCAGCAGGTTTATATGGATTTAAAAGGCACTTCAATTGTTTATAGCGTAAAAGCATTCTCAGACGCTGAGTTTAAATTCGGTTCTCCGAGTAGCGCACCATATCCTACTAATAATAGAATGGGTTTTACAATGAATAAATCACCTCAACCTATTAATAGAATTAAAGACTAATCCCCTCAGTTCCGTAGGGTTATCGCTTGACGGAATTTGGAAACTATGGTATAATTAGAGTATATGCTGAATCTCAAGTCCTACATAAAAGAAGAAAAAAACACTCACATGGAGCACCTCGAAGATCTGATCTTCAACGAGGGTGTTGCTGGTACAAAACAAGCAATCAAATTCCTACGTGATCTGCGTGACATGCTTGCAAGCAGCGCAAAGTCAAAAGTTACGTCAACTGTAAAATGGGATGGTGCTCCAGCGATCTTTGCTGGTATTGATCCACGTGATGGCAAATTCTTTATTGCCAAGAAGGGTGTGTTCAACAAAGAGCCAAAAATATATAAAACAGTGGCTGAGATTGACGCTGATACAGATGGCGATCTGGCAGCAAAGTTTAAAGTAGCATTGCAAGAGTTTAGTAAGTTGGGAATTAAAAAAGGGGTCTATCAGGGTGATCTAATGTTTACTCAATCAGACCTGAAGTTAGAAACCATAGAAGGATCCAAGTATATTACCTTCCATCCCAACACTATTGTTTATGCCGTGCCAGCTGAAAGCGATCTAGCCAAGCAGATCAAGAAAGCAAAGATTGGTGTCGTGTGGCATACCACTTACACTGGTGCTACCTTTGAATCAATGACTGCTTCGTTTGGTAAAGGCATCGTTGAGAAATTCAAAAATGTTTCTAGCATCTGGATGGATGATGCAAACTACAAAGACTATTCAGGTACTGCTACCTTTACAAAAGCAGAAACCACTAAACTGGATAGCATTATCAAGAAAGCCGATACGCTGGTGGCTTCGATTCAAACCCCTGTGTTAAATGGTATTAGTCAGAATCCTGACCTAATGTTGTTGGTTAAAACCTTTGGCAACAGTAAGATACGTGCTGGCGAAAAGATTACCGATACCAGCAAGTACGTGACTGAACTGTTTAATTACATCCATGAGAAACTAGAACCAAAGCAGAAAACCGAAAAGGGTAAAGCTGCTGGTGAAGAAAAGCGTAAAAAGATCATGGCATTCTTTGCCAACCATGATAAAAAAGAGATCGTTAAGATCTTTGATCTGGCAAATACGTTGGTTGACGCCAAGCATATGATTGTCGATAAGATGAATCAGGCTGGTCATATCTCTACCTTCCTTAAGACTACCAATGGCTTTAAAGTTACTGGAGTTGAGGGTTTTGTGGCTATTGACCACATGACAGGTGGAGCAGTTAAGATTATTAACCGTATGGAGTTTAGCCAGTCTAACTTCTCCCCAGAAATTATCAAGGGTTGGCAAAGATAAAGATGCCTAAATAATATTGTATATTTTTATAGATGGGTAATAATGAAGAATTATAGACAATTAGTCAAGGAACTTCCTTCCAAGAAAGTAGTATTTGCGTTTGGTCGCTTTCAGCCACCAACGACAGGTCACGAACTTTTGGTGAATGCCGTCAAGAAATTGGCTGGCACTACAGCTGATCATGTCATCTATGCCTCAAAGACTGAGGATAAGAAATCAAATCCCCTTCCCGTTGCTCGTAAGGTATACTTCCTTAAGCGGATGTTCCCGAAAACAAACTTCGTTGCCGCAAGTGCAGAAGTTAGAACTCCGATTGAAGCAGCAAAAGAACTCAATAAAAAATACAAAAACATTGTCTTGGTTGCAGGTAGCGACCGAGTTGCATCATTCCAGAAACTATTGAATGATTACAATGGTAAAGAATATCACTTTGATACAATCGAAGTAGTTTCCGCAGGTGAACGTGATCCAGATAGCGATACAGCTTCTGGTATGAGTGGCACCAAGATGCGTGAAGCAGCAGTGGCTGGTGACTTTAATAAGTTTAAAAAAGGTTTGCCACATACCCTAACCGAACTAGATGGTCGTCGTTTAATGAACGACATCCGCAAAGGTTTGGGACACCCAGTTATCAAAGAATCGTTCGTTGTAAGTACCAACGTCCTTCGCGAAAGATACATTAACGAAGAGATCTTTCTTATCGGTGACAAGGTTCAGGATGCCAATGGCGTCTATGAGATTATGGATCGTGGCACTAACTACGTTACTGTTGCTGATTCAAAAGGCGATCTAAGCAAAAAGTGGTTAGATCAGATTACCGAAAGCGAAATCACCGAAGACATTCCTGGTGGTTATGCTCCAAAGGAAGTTTCCTTCAAGGGTTTCACTACAAAGAATTTACATCACTCCGCTGATGCCACTGATGCGTTTATGCAAACCATCCAACGTCAGGGTGACAAAGATCCAGTTGCAGTGCTCAACGCACTCAAGGCAACTGATACATACATGCAAATTAACGACCTTCACTTGGCACAGGGTGGTATAGCACCAGACCAAGCTGAAATTAATACATGGATTGCAGCCCATGACAAAGCCAAAGAATCTCTGGATCGTGTTGGTGAATTCCTGCACCATGAAGATTACTGGCACATGCATCAGCATGAGTTAGAAGGTCTGCTAACAAATTACAAAGAAACAGGTAAAGACGATATGAACGAAGAACTATCCGATAAAACCATCAAAGGTTCTGATAAGATTAAAGTTGCACGAATCATTGCCAATACCTTTGGTGTGGAAAATGCAGAAGCAACAAGCGATCCTACGCAGTTGGTTAACTCTGGTTTGCGTAAGGTTCGTGGTAAAGCATTCAATGCTGACTCCCTAAAGATCATTGGCAAGATGCTTGAGTTGGCCAGAGAAGTTGGTATCCAATATGATAACAATCTCGTTCCAACCAAGTTAAAGGAAGGCACTATTCAGCCAAATGGAACAGACAAGATTGATGTGTTAAGTAATGCACCGACTGATCGCACAAAGACTGTTTACTACAAAGACTTCAAGAAGATGATTCAAAAGGAAGAAGTTGTAGACAAGAAAGACAACGAAAGTGATCATGACTACGATGCAAGGATGACTGCTCATCCACATTCTCATGTGGGTCATGCTATGTCATCACCAGCAGATAGCACTAACCTTCGTCGTCAAAAGGTTAGATATCGTTTGGGTGAAGAAGTAGAACTAGAAGAGTCTGCAGCAGATTTAGATAAACATATCTCTACCTTTGGAAAAGGTGTTAAGTCCTCAGCTGCAAAACAAAGCACATACAAGCGTGATAATAAACCAATCCACAATATGAAGCATGTGGAAACTGATTCGGATCATCATGCAGTTTTTAAACATCTACAAAAGATGGGTTACAAAAAGACTTCTGGTTATGATTCAAAACCAAATGAGTTTACTATGCACCACAATCGCGATGAGATGACATCAAAGAGCGATCCAGTTCACCACTCGTCTGGCGTTTCTGCCCATGTGGAAAAAGAACATGGTGGCAAGACTAAGGTTCACTTCACTCATCGTGGTATGAAAGAAGAAGTTCAGCTGGACGAATCATACGAGAAAGCTGAAGCGCATCGTACCAAAGCCATGGATGCTCAGAAGAAAGGTGACAACGAGAAGTTTCATCACCACATGAGCAACCACTACGAAGCCCTATCACAGTGGCACAGTAGCAAAGGTCGCCACAATATGGCAGACCTGACATCTCAGAAAGCAGACAAGCACCATGAGGCATCTACCAATGGTGGCAAGTTAAAGACAGAAGAAGTAACTGAAGAACCAGCGATGAAGCATCGTGTGGCTGTTACTGTATCTGATCCAAACCATACTGTAGTTTCCAAACGTAAAGAACAGGTTCAAAAGTTTGCCAAGGTAACTGCTGCCAGTGAAGCTGATGCACTTAAGAAAGCCTCTGCGCACTTCAAGAAAGCTGGATTCAAGATCCATGGTGCCGAGCATCACTCAATGGTCAAGGAAGATCTAAACGAACTGTCAAACGACACATTGGCTTCTTATAAAAAGAAAGCTGGCGCTGAAGCAAGTGCTGCTGACAAAGCTGGCGATACAAAGAAAGCAGACAAGCGTTTCTCTGGTATCATCAAAGCTACTAAGAAAGAATTTGTCAACGACTTAAGAAAAGAAGATGTTGATACATCTGAATACACCATTAAGAAGTTTGTTGGTGGTGATGGTAAGACTCATGAGAGAAAGATTCGCCCAAAGCGTGTTACCTTTGCCGCAAGTAAAACAGGTGGCGAGCCAGCACAGGGCAAACAAAGAGACGAAAGTTATTACACTAAAGTAGTTGATGCCCTAAACGAAGCCATGACAGCTATCGATAAAGGCGAGTACGACTACGAAGGTCAGATGGCAAGAACGCAGTTGCAAACAACATTGCGTAATTGTAAAGATTTGATCGACATGATCAAAGACGATGATAACATGCCAGAGTGGGTTCAGTCTAAGATTACCTTAGCACAAGATTACATCACAACTGTTAGAGATTATCTCCAGTCAAAAGAAGAACTTGGCGAAGAAACAAAAGCTGAGTTAGAAAAAGATACAGACTACGAAGATTACAAAGATCCTTTCTTTGAAGAAAGCGATGATTCTGAAGAAATGTCAGATGATGACATGGACGCTATGATCAACAGCACACAAGACCATGAGTTTTTAGATGCGTATGATGAAGACGAATTGCATATCGTTGATCTAGATACTGGCGAGCCAGTTGAGGATGATGAGAAAGATATTAAAGAAGAAACACTCATGGAAGTGTTGTCTCGTTTCGAACGTATGCGTGCAAAGATGCGTTTTTCCAAGACAAAATCTAAGCGTGAACGTCGTATGGCTATCGCATTGAAGAGTCGTTCTAATACTCAAACTCTAAATAAACGTGCACGTCGTATGGCTGTTCTTCTAATGAAGAAACGTATTGCCAGAAAACCTTTGAGCCAGTTATCAATCGGCGAAAAGGAAAGACTAGAAACCATTATTCAAAGACGCAAAGCAGTGATTGGTCGTATCGCCATGAAGCTGACACCACGCATGCGCAAGATCGAACAGAATCGTTTGTCCCACACCAAGGGTGGAACAGGCAGCACTAACAATGCATTTTAAGGAAACCGAATGATTTCGTTTAAAGATTATCAAGAACACATTTGCGAGACTGCTGATGCAGGTCTTGCAGCAAAGGCAGCAAAGTCTGGTATCTCTATCGGCACACTACGCAAGGTATATCGTCGTGGTGTTGCTGCATGGAACTCTGGTCATCGCCCAGGAACTACGCCACAACAATGGGGCATGGCTCGTGTAAATTCTTACATTACCAAAGGTAAGGGAACATATCATGGTGCCGATAAAGATCTTCATGAAGGTGATACTAGCGATCTTCCAAGAGTAGCAAAAGATAAAGAATCTGGACTATCGAAAAAATATGTTGCTGGACTTTCTACCTCAACAGCAAAAGCACGTGCAGCACACTTTGCTAAAGCTGATAAATTAAGTGACAGTGACCCACGTGCATACGAACCAGCACCTGGAGATGCAAATGCCAAAACTAAACTTAGCAAACATACAATAAAGTATCGCAAAATGTTTGGTGAAGAGATGGACGAAGAACTGTACGAAGCATGCTGGGATACTCACAAGCAGGTTGGTATGAAGAAAAAAGGCAACCGCATGGTTCCTGACTGTGTGCCAAAGAATGAAGATCTAAAAGAAAGTGGTGGCGATGTTGTTTATCGTAAAGGCGATAACCATATTGAACAGTACACTGATCACTCATTTGCTGTATATCGCGATGGCAAAAAACAAACCTTCTACAAAACACTGGCTGCTGCAAAAGCTGCACTCGGTACTGTTGATGAGCAGTTTGACATTATCGAAGAGATGGTAAGTGATATTGCTGAACAACATAACTTAGATCCAGAGATGGTCTGGGAAAAGTTTGAAGATGTTCCTGATGTCGAACTGTTCGAAGCAGCAGTCGATGCCAAGGGACACAAAAGTTCTACTGGTGGCTTGACTCAAAAGGGTCGTGATTCTTATAACAGAGAACATGGCAGCAATCTTAAAGCACCAGTTACTACTAAACCTAGCAAACTAAAGCCAGGAAGCAAAGCTGCAAATCGTCGTAAGTCTTTCTGTGCACGTATGGGCGGCATGGAAGGTGCAATGAAGAAACCAAATGGCGAGCCTACACGTAAAGCACTCGCATTAAGAAAGTGGAACTGTTAATATGAACGAATTAAACATTGCAATTAAAGTGCTGCTGGCAAATGTCACAGTGCTATATTACAAAACGCATCAGTTTCACTGGAACGTAGAGGGTATCGAGTTTAGTCAGTACCATGACTTTCTTGGGGATCTTTATGCGGACATCTATGGTTCCGTAGATTCTATTGCAGAATTGCTACGTAAGTTAGATGACTATGCTCCAAAGAGTCTAGATGAGTTGTTCAAGTACAAAACCCTGAACGAAGAAACAACTCAGACCAATGATATTCGTGCCATTATGTTAAAACTCCTTGCAGACAACGAAGAAGTTATCGCAAGCCTAAATAAAGTATTCACCTTGGCAAGTGCTGCCAATAAACAGGGAATAGCTGATTTTGTTGCAGGTAGAATCGATGCTCATGATAAGCATAGCTGGTTCTTACGTGCTTCCGCCAAGAAATAAGGACTAACATGGATTTTAAAGAATTCTCAGAAGGCACTGGTAGTTTAAAACCAGGATGGATGCTTAAGAAGGATCCTGAACTTGCCAAGAAACTTAAAGACCAGCAAGACCGTAAAAAGTTTGTTGCAGGTGAGCCAACTAAGAAAGAAGTGAAGGAAGATATGGAAGAATCTCATGCTCCAGTTGCACCAGTACCTGATAAGAAATACATCAAGGGCACACCAGAACACAAAGCATACAAGGCAACAAAGAAGCCAATTAATGGTATGCCCACTAATAATGTAAAAGAAGCCATGTCGAATGACGATAAGTCTTCTATTGCGCTACGTGCATTGGTTGCTAAGAAAAATTTAAAACAGGCTGATGGTAAAGTCAAATCTATTGACTTTCTGAAAAAGATGAAAGATAGAGTTGCAGCTGGTAATAACATGAAAGAAGAAACTATGCCACAATCATTTAAAGGGTTCCTGACTTCCCTAACAGAATTGACAGACAAACAAAAGAAGCATATTGACAAGAATAAAAATGGCAAGATTGATGCCCATGACTTCAAGTTACTTCAAAAAGAAGAAGATCAGATCGAAGAAAAGTCTGATCAGGCTAAGCAAAACAAGACCATGAAGAATATGATGGATGCTTCTCGTGGCGCCAAGTTTAAATTAAACAATCCAGTTCCAGATGCAGAGCCAGAACACAAAACTGCTCAGGCACACAATAAAGCAATTGGTCGTGCGTTGCGTAACGAAGCAAAAGCTGAAGATCCACCATTTGACGGACCATACAAGAAAGTTACTGGCGATGGTTCAGTAAAGGATAAGTCTGGTGCTGTTCACACTCCAATGAGTCGTGCACGTGATCTTGCTCGCAAAGCAATGCAGCAAAAGATGAAGGAAGATTTCAATCTCGAGATTACAGAAGAGCAAGCAGCAGAACTTTGCGACCTAGCAGTCATTGATGAAAAGATGGATATGTCTAAAGCAGACATGGGCGATGTTATCAAAGACTTTCAAAAATCAGACGCACCACAATTCGCTGGTAAGTCTAAAGAGAAACGTCGTGAGATGGCTATCGCTGCAAAGATGAAAAGCGAAGAAACTACTGTGAAGTCATACAGAGATTTTGTCACTGAAATTAAGATGGCTGATCTGCCAAGCAGAACAGTTAAAGGAACTAGCTACGGTGCGCAGTATCATGATCCCGAAGGTGACGATGATGCAGACACTAAGAAATCAAAAGCAGCAAAACCTGCTGACGCACCAAAACGTGGTCGTGGTCGACCATCGGGTTCCAAGTCTGGAGCCAAACAACAGGGATCTGAAAAATCCTCTAATTATGGTGGTATAGATCGTACCACTTACGCATTACGTTTACCAAATAACAATAAGTAAGGAGTCTCAAAATGAGTCTATGGGGAAATAAAGATAGTAAATCAGCAACTGGTACAGTTAGCATTGCCGACACTGGCGTAGTAACTGGATCAAGTACTCTGTTTACTACAGAAGCAAAAGTCGGCAACACTATTCGTGCAAACAGTGTTGATTACCAAATCGTATCAATCACATCCAATACAGTTGCAAAAGTGGTAATGGGTGCTAACAATGGTAATGGCTCAGTCACTACCTGTTCTGCTCAGTCATACACATTGTCTGAGAAGCCATCATTCGTTGCTCAAGAGTCTGCAACATCTTCAACTGATTCTGGTACAACTGCCAGCGTATTCGGTGTTGATGCTACAGAAGAATCAGCTGGTGGTGACAATGTTACCAACGTAGCTGTATCTGCTGGTAAAACTCGTTACCTCGAAGTTCCTGCAGTTACATTCTCTGGCGGTGCAGGTTCTAATGCTGCAGCTACTGCATCTATCGCTGGTGGCGCAGTTTCTGCAATTACTGTAACAAACGTAGGTTCTGCTTATACTTCAGTACCAACTGTTGCTGTTGCCAAACCTCGTCGTACAATTCCAACTTCTGGTGTTACTATCGCCACTGAGCAAATCGCTTATGCTACTCATGGCTTAGTTGCTGCTGACGAAGTTAAATATTACCATGGTGGTGGTACTGCTATCACTGGTCTTACAAATGCAACATCTTACTTCGTTTCAGCTATCGGTTTAGCTGCAGGCACTTTCCGTCTTGCAACTACTGCTCTCGCTTCAGCAGGTCGCACTGCTCTTGCTGGTGTTGCTATCTCTGGCACTGGTGGCGAATTTACATGTACTGCAACTACTCTAGCAGTTGGCGATCATATCGTTATCGGTGGAACTGTTACTGGTACTGGTTCTATTACTGGCCACACTGCTGGTAAGATCTATGAAGTTTCTGCTGTAACTGGCACTTCACCTGCTGTAACTGGTTTCACTCTTACTCAAGAAGATACTACTGCATTAGTTACTACTGTTGGTAATGGTCTTGGCTTGACATTAACACCATACACAATCGTTATGATTAGTGGTACTGGTAACAATGCTCAGTACTTTGAGATCCAAGCTGCTGCTGATCAAGCAACTGCTGTAGCATCATTGGGTGCTGGCGCTGATGGTAGTAATGGTACTACCCTGACCCATGCTGGTTGGGTACGTCGTACTGTTGGTACTGGTGGTCGTGCTGGACGTGTTCAGCAAGAAGTATTGGTAGCCATGGGTTCAATCACTGGCGATCAGGCTGACGATATTCAGTATCCAGACGCAGCATAAATACTAATACCTAGAGATGAGATGGGGTTGTAACAAACTCCATCACTTTACAAATTAAGAATAGGAGCTAAAATGGCTGACCAAAAAATCTCGGAGTTAACCTCCGCAGCGACTGCAGCAAGTGCAGATCTTTTACACATCGTTCAGGGTGGTAGCAATAAGAAATTAACTATTGCTAACTTCTTGGCCAACTTAAATTCCCCAGTAGTATTCAATCAGGGTCAAAATGACGTTGATACTCGTATCGCTGGTGATACCGATGCATACCTAATCATGGCTGATGCGTCTGGCGACAAGGTTGGTATTGGCGTACAAACTCCCTCAGAGAAATTAGAAGTTGCTGGTAACCTCGCAGTTAGCGGTGGTTTCCTACGTATGTCACAAGCACCACAATCAATCAGTGGTAATGGTGCGTTGGTTGCAAACGTAACTTCTGCTATCACAAACATTACAACAACTGGATCTGCAACGATCTCTCTTGCTGATGGTGTTCAGGGACAGATTAAACACTTTGTTATGATCACTGATGCTGGTGATGCAGTACTTACTCCATTGAATCGTCTTGGCTTTAGCCAGATTACTTTCAATGATGTTGGTGACACAGCTACGCTGATGTACACTAATAACAAATGGGCAGTGATGTCCTTTTATGGTGCTGTAGTTTCAGGCTAATTTAACATACTCTTGTAATGATTGAAAAATTGAATAATGATAACTTTTTAAGATTTGCAATGCACAATTATGACAACCCACAATGTCATAGTGTTGATGAATTCGAAGAAGACTTAAAGAAGTTTTTGTATCTTAAAAAGTTGTTCTCTCGCTATAGAGTTTCTCAGGAACTCCGTGAGAGACTAATTCTGAATCACATTATTGTGCTTTACAATCTATTCGGTGAGCATACAACTAGAATGTTGTTTCACAAGATAGATGAACAGGATTGGAATGCGTTAATTACCTTTCTGGTGTTCCTTGAAAGAATGCCAGAAAGTATAGACGAGTTTAGTATAGTGACTGCTAATATGTCACTGGACGAAACGATTATAAAGTCGCTTAGGAAAATTTAATGTCAAGAATTGTAGACAATCTGATTGCGTATAGAATCTTATCGATGTTGGTAACTCCATTCGATAAGACACCTGCGTACAGATTGGGCATCGTCGATGAGAAGGGTAAGATCCTTCGTAAGATGGCTGATCTAAGAACTGACGAAGAACGTACTGCGTATACATACCTACATCGTTTAGTTTTTAATCTCAAACGTATTCTCATTAAACTTCCTGGTGGCGATTCCAAACTCAAGAATATCGTTGCTGCATTCTTTCTAATCAAAGAGTGCTATGAGAAAAATGATAGCACTGCCATGCTTGAAGAAAAGTACATGGCAATTATAGAGAAACTGGAAGAAAAGAATATTACGTTGGTTGAAGAAGAACTGTTCGTTGAAGAGTTTTTAATGCTTAACGAAGATGGTATCGCCAATGTAACTGGTGCTGGTGTTAGTACTGATATACCAGTGGCAAGATTAAAGAGTGGTCGTCGTTACGCAGCATTCGTTGTCAATGATGATATCTTTAAGAGATTTAAAAAGGGTAAGAAGAAATTCTCTCAATGGAAAGAATATCTTAACTTAGAAGATGAAGGCGAACAGTTAATCTACAAGTACGCCACTAAGAACCCAAAAGGGGTTTTGATTCTAAAGAATGGTCCGAATCAAAAAGCAATTCGTTTCAACCGTAATGGTGGTGGCAAGTGGCACAAGGTTCAGCGTAGTAATAAAAAGCCTACTACCGAGATGCAAGTAGAGGATGTTTAAATGTGGATTCTTGATTGGCTACCGTTTTGGGTTTTCCATCTAGTAGTCCTCGCAGGATTTGCGGGACTTGCAGCGTCGCTGGTTCTTAAATTTGTTCCTTTCATATCAACATACCGACTGCCTATTCAGGTAGCATCAATCGCAGTATTGGTGTTTGGTGTTTATATGGAAGGTGGTATTGCTACTCAAGAAAAATGGGAAGCCCGAGTGGCTGAAGTTAAACTCGAGATGGCCAAGAAAGAAACTGCTTCGGCAGAGGTAACCACAAAGGTTGTTACCAAATATATTAACAAAGTGGAAATCGTTAAGGAGAAGGGCAATGAAATTATTAAGCAAGTACCAGTATACATTACAAAAGATGCTGATGCTAAGTGCGATGTGCCTACTGGTTTCGTCGTGCTCCACGACAGTGCCAGTCGCAATGAAGTTCCCGACCCCACCAGAAAAGTTGATGGAAGCACCTCCCCAATTAAAATCTCTGGAGTCGCAGAAACAGTCGTCGAAAACTACACCACTTATCACCAAGTAGCGGAGCAACTAAGATCCCTGCAAGAGTGGATCAAAGAACAGCAAAAGGTATATGGGAGTAAGTAATGTTAGATACAGAAAGAGTAGCTAGATTGGAAGCACAAGTAGAAGGCATAAAGGATGATGTTGCAGCTGTAAAGCAAGACATCAAAGAACTTCACTCACGCATTACTACTGGCAATCGTGAGATCATGGATAAACTCGATGAGAAGATCGATGAACTTGCACAATCTGATAAAGAGCAACATGATGTAATGAGCAAGACCATGAATGCAATCAAAGACAGAGTTGATGTTCTGGAACGCTGGCGCTGGATGATTGTTGGTGGTGCAATTGCACTGGGATATGTAACAGGACACATGGGATTCTTTAGTAAGATCTTCGGTACATAATCATCCTTAACACCGTAACTTTACCCTAAGTCAACATTGGAAGCAAGTTTGTAAAGACCTTGCTTTTTTCTTTTAGTTGATGTATAATTGATATGTGACCTTTACTCTGGAATTTTATTATGTTATTTGTTGATGTTAAATTTGCATCGATGCTTGGTCCTCACCTTCGGAACTTTAAACAAAAGAAGGACTACCTGTGGAACTACAGTTGCCCAGTCTGCGGTGATAGTTCCAAACACAAACTTAAAGCACGTGGCTTTATCTATAAGGTAAAGTCTGATCTGTTCGTCAAATGTCACAACTGCGGATATGGCACGAACATTGGAAACTTTATCAAGTTTGTAAACTCAAACCTTTATGATGAGTACGTATTGGAACGCTACAAGAGTGGCGCAACACGTTACAATGACCACAAAGATATCAATGAAGTTGATACTCGCTTTGCCGATACCAAACCAGTATTTTTACTAGAAGATGATTCTCTAAAGGATGTAACACGTTTGGATAAACTAAAGGAAACACATCCTGCAGTTAAGTATGCAATCAAGCGACAAATCCCTCGTGACATGTGGCACTTACTTTACTTTTGTACTAAGTTTAAAAAGTGGACAAACAGTATCATCTACAAATTCAGTAAGGAAGATGAAGACCATCCTCGTTTAATCTTTCCATTCTTCAATACAGCAGGTAAGATGTATGCGTTTTCGGGTAGGGCATTTGGTGCTGAAGAACCCAAGTATTATACAGTAAAACTTGATGAAAATGCTGAAAAAGTATATGGTTTAGACAGAATTGACTACGGAAAACATGTGTATGTAGTTGAGGGTCAGGTTGACTCACTATTCCTTCCTAATTGCATTGCAGTTGCTGGCGCATCGTTTGATCTTCCAACCATACAAAAGATTAAAACTAATTGCACGATTGTTATGGATAACGAGCCACGCAACAAAGATATCGTGAAACAACTTGCTAAGTATATTGAAGAAGGGTATAATGTGTGTATGTTCCCTGATACTGTTCAGGAAAAAGACATTAACGAAATGGTCCTTGCTGGTCGTACGATTCCGCAAGTTTTAGAAATCATAAATACAAACTCCTTCCAAGGAATGGAAGCACAGTTGAAGTTTATTAATTGGAGAAAATGTTGAAAGTAAGATTAGTAAGTTATAGCAAAGCCTCCAGTGAATTAGAAAATGATGGGTTGACGGACGTTCAAGAGCTAATTGGTTATTGCGCCCGAGTCAGCAACCCAAGCAATCAACTCAACACAGATACAACAGAAAAGTTAATTCGATACTTGATCAAGCACCAACACTGGTCTCCACTAGAGATGGTAAGTGCATGCTTAGAAATCGAAACAACACGTGACATCGCAAGACAGATGTTGCGCCATCGCTCTTTTTCGTTTCAAGAATTCAGTCAACGATACGCAGATCCAACTAAAGATCTATCATTTGTACTTCGAGATGCTCGACTCCAAGATACAAAGAACAGACAAAATAGTGTAGAACTTGATATTATCAAAAATGACAAACATCGGTTTCTCGCTTATCAATGGGAACAAATGCAACAACGTGTATTGGCTGAAGCAAAGAACGTATATGAGTGGGCGATTGAACAAGGTATCGCAAAAGAACAAGCAAGAGCAGTGTTACCAGAAGGACTAACAGTGTCTAGGCTTTATATGAATGGTACATTAAGAAGCTGGGTGCATTTCATTGAATTACGTAGTGCCAATGGAACCCAAAAAGAACATCAACAAATAGCAATTGAATGCGCCCGAGTCATAGCGGAAATATTTCCCATGGCCAGCGAATTCATATCAGAATAACTAGAATGGAAGAAATATGCAAGACATCGTGCACGGGATTAAAGTTGACTACAGTAAGGATGCGCTGTTTGACGAATTGGGTAAAATTAGACTTAAAGAAAGTTACATGAAAGATGATGAGCAAAGTCCACAAGAAAGATTCGCATTCGTATCAAGCACTTTCGGAAGTAACCCTGAACATGCTCAGCGGTTGTACGATTACGCCAGTAATCATTGGCTCAGTTATAGTACTCCAATTCTTTCTTTTGGTCGTTCTCGTCGTGGGCTACCCATTTCATGCTTTCTTAACTTTATTGAAGACACAGCGGAGGGATTAGTTGATAATCTATCTGAAACAAATTGGCTTAGTATGTTGGGCGGTGGTGTTGGGATTGGCTTTGGTATTCGTTCGGCTGACGATAAAAGTACTGGCGTTATGCCTCACCTCAAAATGTATGACGCATCTAGTTTGGCATACCGTCAGGGTCGCACCCGTCGTGGTAGTTATGCTGCTTACTTGTCTATTGATCATCCAGACATCATCAACTTTTTAGAGATGCGTAAACCAACAGGAGACCAAAACTTAAGAACCCTAAATTTACATCATGGCATTAACATTCCAGATCGCTTCATGGAGATTATCGAGAAGGCTATGCTCGATCCAGAAGTTGATGACAGCTGGGAATTAAAAGATCCACACAGTGGGGAGATTCGTGAAGTAGTTTCCGCACGTGAACTGTGGCAAAAGATTATTGAACTGCGTATGCAGACTGGTGAACCTTATCTACACTTTATTGATACCAGCAATGAAAAGATGCCAAAGTGGTTAAAGGACAGAGGATTAAAGATTCATCAATCCAATCTGTGTTCGGAAATTATTCTACCAACAAACGAAAAGCGTACTGCTGTATGTTGTTTGTCTTCGCTAAATTTGGAGTACTATGATGAGTGGAGAGAAGATCCTAATTTTCTTGGTGATGTCGCTGAAATGCTTGACAATGTTTTGGAGTATTTTATTCTTCATGCTCCTTCCACCATTGAACGTGCAAGGTATTCTGCCGTACGTGAGCGCAGCATTGGCATCGGTGCTTTGGGTTGGCATGCTTATCTACAACGAAACAACATCCCATGGGAATCAGCCATGGCCACGGGAAGAAACA